ATGGTAATAATGGGTGTCAAGGTGGTTCAATGGATAATGGTTTTAATTATATTATTGAAAATTCACTATGTTCTAATTTAACATATCCATATGTAGCACAAAATAATATTTGTTCTAATACTACTTGCGATAAAGTAGCTAAAATAAAAAACTATAGTGATATTGAATCTAATAATGAAAATAAATTAAAAAAAGCAGTTAACATAAATCCAGTATCAGTGGCAATACAAGCAAATAAAAGATCATTTCAATTATATAAAAGTGGTATATATGATGATGTAGATTGTGGTTTTCAATTAGATCATGGTGTATTACTAATAGGTTATGGTATTGAAAATAATGTTAGTTACTGGTTAGTTAAAAATTCATGGGGAGAAGATTGGGGGGAAAATGGATATATCAGATTAAAAATGAATATTAATGATAGTAGAGGGATATGTGGCATAGCAATGATGGCAAGTTATCCTATTTTTTGAAAAAAATTTGATTTTATTTATTAACTATAAATAAATATCTATACTATTAAATTTTTTAAAAAATGAGCCTTGAACTAATTGTTGGTTGTATGTTCTCTGGAAAAACATCTGAAATTATTAAATCGGTTAATAGATTATCAGTAATTGAAAAAAGTGTTTTACTAATAAATTCAAAACTAGATGAACGATATGATACAAATAAGATATGCTCCCATAATAATAATAAATTAGATTGTATTTCTGTTAATAAATTAGATGAAATTCCAACAGAAAAATACACTGTATGTGAGTATATTATTGTTGATGAAGGACAGTTTTTTGAAGATTTATATGATTTTGTAACCACTGCCACAGATTTAAATAATAAACATGTTATTGTAGTTGGATTAAATGGTGATTCAAATAGGGCAAATTTTGGAGATATCCATCGTCTATATCCATTTGCAGATAAAATTAATTTACTAACAGCAATGTGTATTACATGTAAAGATGGAACACCTGGTATATTTTCTAAAAAGATTTCAAATGATACAAATCAAACAGATATAGGATCAACTGATAAATATATTCCAGTATGTAGAAAATGTTTCAATAAATAATATAATATATATATTATAATGAATGGTATTACTTTATTAATAATAGTATTAATTGGTGGATATATGTATAATAAAAATTATCCAGTTGATCAAAAAACAAAAATGTATTTTGGTGGTGGATGTATTTTATTTTTTATATTTATTTATTTTATGAGTTATCAAAAACCATTTGTTTATAAAATGGCTAAAAATATAAAAGATATTCAAACACAGCCATTACATACAATTGTTCCAGAATATAATATTAATAGTACAAGTTCGGCAAATGTTAAATTTAAAATAGCGGATAAACAAAGTTTAAGATGTCCTAATTGTAGAAATCATATCGTTTTAGAAGATATACAAAAATATAAATTAAGTTATACAGTTCCACTTCAATATGGTGGAAGTAATGACCCATCTAATTTAAAATTATTATGCCCAGAATGTTATGCTTTTAGAAACTATTAATGAATTAAAGATAAAATATAATATAAATAAAAATAATGACTAATATATCTAAATATTCTCATGATTATTTAGTTTATATTATAAAATCTAATAATTTAACATATGTTGGTATGACTAATAATTTTTTAAGAAGATGGCTTCAACATAATCGCGAATTATCTGGTGGAGCTAAATATACACATAAGGGAAGCGATTGGTATCCTATATGTATAATATATGGTTTCAAAAATAAAGTTGAAGCTATGCAAGCAGAATGGAAAATTAAAAGTAAAAGAAATAAATTATCTAGAAAATTTAAAGGAGCAGTTGGTAGAATTCAATATTTAAATTTATTATTAAATGATGATAAATGGACATCAAAATCTCCATTAATTAAAGAACAAAATTTAATAATTCATATAGATGATGATTATAAACAATATTTAACAGATTGCGAATATGAAGAATTATATTGGAAATAATTTATTCTTTTTTTATATTTAAATTTTCATCCATTACACACATATATATGTCTTTTATTAATTTTGTTGAATTACCAGTTAATTTAACACCTCTTTTATCCAAATCATCTAACATTTCATCATTTGTTAATTTATCCACTTTTTTCCTTAGTGTTTTTTTCTTTTTCCTTAATTCAAATGAAACTTTTTTGGATTTTCTCTTTTTTGATGATGATGATGATAATGATGATAATAATGATGATTTCTTTTTACTTGATGATTTCTTTTTAGATAATTTTTTCTTTTTAGATTTTCTATTTATTTTAAATATCGGTTGTTCAACAGTTTCAATGATTTTTACTTTTTTTAAATCACTCGGGTTAGTATCCGATTTAATTTCAGGTTTAGTTTCCGATTTAGTTTCCGGTTTAGTTTCAGGTTTAATATTTATTTCAGGTTTAGTTTCCGGTTTAATATTTATTTCAGGTAACGAATTAATGATTTTTACTTTTTGAGGTTTATTTAATGATTTTTTTATATTTTTTTTATAAACTTTATTTTCTGATTTAATATTTTTTTTAATTATAGAATTCAATGATTTATTATTAGTTTTACTATGTTTTTTTAAAAATTCTTTATAATTAATTGAGTTTTTGCTTTTCTTTAAAGTTTTCTTGTTATCTTTATTAATATTTAAATTATTTAAATTAATTCTTGTAATATTACTCATTACTTAATATAAACATAGATAAATTATTAATCTCTTTTATTTTGATATATTTTAATTTCTGTAATTAATTTTTGTTTACAGAATTCTTCATCATCCATTACACCCAATAACATACTTCTAATAATACTTTCTGTTGGTGATTCATCTTTTAATAATTCTTTTAAAGAATTAATAATAAATTGAATTAAATGTTCTTGTTTATCTTTATTATATATTAAATTAACTACTTCTTTAATATTATTATCACTAATTGATGTTAAATTATTTTCTTTCAAATAATTTTCATAATTTGTTTTTACATAAAAAATTGTTAAATCTTTAATTAATGAATCAATTGTAGCCATTATAATAAATATATTGTATATATATTTTTAAATAATTAATCGCAGATAAATATTTAAGATGATTATGGTTTAATTATTTAAAAAAATATATATAAGATTATTATAATGTTAAGATACTGTAAAATAATATATAATTATTCATGTTTATTTATAAATTTATTTACTATATATAATAGGTCAATAGATATAAAGAATAATGAAAAATGGATAGATAAATTAGTAACAAATATTACCTCAACTGGTCCAGTAAGTATTAAATTTATCCAATGGTTATTACCAATTACAAAAATAATATATCCAGATTTATTAATTACTGAAAAATTTAATATTTTTTTTGAAAAATGCAATATACATAATATAGAATATACTGAAAAAATATATAAAAAAAATTATAAATCAGAGTTATTAGAAGATTATAATATAATTGATTTAATTGGTTCCGGATCTATTGGTCAAGTTTATTTAATTGAAGATAAAATAAATAATGATAGATTTGCGATGAAAGTAACACATCCAGATATTATTTTTCAAATAAATGTATTTTTAATTATATATAAATTAATTACAAAATTAATTAATTTAAGTTTAATATTACCGAATGTTGATATAGATAAATTTGTATATTCATTAAAAGATCAAACAAATTTAGAAATAGAAGCAAATAATTGTGATTTATTCTCTAAATTATATTCTGATATTGATTGTATTATTATTCCAAAAATTAAAAGTAAATTTAAAGATATTTTTATAATGGAATATTTACCAGGAATAAAATTACATAATGAAAAAGTAAATAATATTACTCGCTGTAAAGTCTTAACAACATTAGCAATATTTATAGAAAATAGTTGTATTAATGAAATAAGTCATGGTGATTTACATGAAGGTAATTGGTCTATTATTGATTTAAATACCGATATGCCAAAAATAATAATATATGATTTTGGTTTTTGTTTTAGAGTTGAAAATGATGAATATTATAATGCTGTATCATTATTAACAAGAAATAATAAATTAGAAGATATTAAATCATTTTTAAATTATTATCTAAAAAAACCATATAATAGTAAATTAGATAAAGAATACATTTTAAAAAATTATAAAAAAGATCCATTATTTGATAATGATATAATAAAATCAAAATGTGTCTCTTTATTAGCATTGATTCCGGCATTAATAAAATTTTTATTAAAAAATAATATCAAAATAACAGATACGTGTTTAAATAGTCTAGTATTATTTTTACAATTATGTGGCTATTTTGCTGGAACAAAATTAACTGGTGGAGATGGTGTTGAAACAGGGATATACGATTATCATGAATATACTATTAATATTATATCTCTATTAAATAAATATAATATATGCAAAAAATTAAAAAATGAAAAAGTAAAAGAAACATTAAATCATGAAAGTAAATTTAATAATAATTTTGATAAATTTAAAAATTTAAAGAAATTTTTATAAATATAAATATAATAATTAAATGAATAATGATTTGACAATATCAAATAATAAAGATATATTTAATTTTTTAAATATAAATGAAATTAAAAAATTACTAATTCATAATCCACAATTATCAATATTATTTGAAATGCTTTGTCTTCATATTAATAATATTATTCAATCAGATAGTAAATATTATTTAAGTAAATCATCTCCGATTTAACTCAATATTTTTTTAATATTATTATATTCTAGTGTAAATATACCGAATATAATTAATAATAATCCTATTTTTTTATTAAATGTAAATGTTTCTTCTAATATATATACTATTAATAGTGGAACTAAAATTATAAAAATTCTTGATATTAAAAATCTACTTGATAGTAAATTATATTTTAAAAATAATTTATATAATAGCCAACCAACCACAATATATAATAATATACCTAATATATAATTTGAATTTTTATTCTTAACAGAACTTTTAATTAAAGATATTGAAACATATTCAATAATTATAACTAATATAATTATTATAATTGCATATAAAAAGTTATTCATATATTAATTTAAATATATTAATTTTTGTATATAAAAAAAAAATGGATACATTTAAATATGAAATAGATAAATTAGGTATTATTAATCATGATATCAATCAATTTATTTATAAATATATGAATAAAACAATAATTGATAGGGGGAACAATTATTATTTTATTGAAAATGGATTAGTTGTTAGATATATTCTGAATAATACATTAAAAAGTCATATCAATTCTAAAGAAGATATTAAAAAACTAAAACTACTAAATGATTTTATTGAACTCATTTCAAATATACAAGATTTTTCCAAATTAGATAATGCATCAGACTTATTTAATAATGATATAGATGTAAATATTGATACATTTGAATGTGGTTGTATTTATTCAAAAGAATATCCATGTGATTGTTATTTAGATAATGGTAAATGGATTAAAAGAAAAATAAATATAGATTTTTTAGAAAATGAAATGGATATAAATTAATGGATATAAATTAATGGATATAAATTAATGGATATAAATTAAAAATAAAATATAATTATGTATTATATGATTAAATATTTAACAATAACATTACTTGTGTTATTTTTATTATTATTATTCTTTAATAGATCTCCTAATAGAATAACATATATTAATAAAGATATAATTGTAAGTCCGTGTGATGGCACTGTAACATATACAAATGATAGAGAAATAAGTGTTTTTTTATCACCATTAAATGTCCATGTTCAATATGCCCCCATAGATTCAAAAATTATCCATAGTCAAATTGTAAATAAAGGTATTCATTTGATGGCAACAAAACCAGAGAGTTCACATAATGAGGGTGTAAGAGTTACATTTGAATCTAAATTAGGCAATATTATAGTAACACAGAGAGTTGGATTTTTTGTCCGGAGAATTATAAATAATGTAAATATTGGAGATATTGTTAGTAGATCGCATAAGTATGGTTTTATTACATTTGGAAGTAGAGTTGATATTATTTTACCACCAAATTATTCATCTAAATTAAAAGTTGGAGATAAATTAATAGGTGGATTTACACCAATTATTTAAAATATTTAATAAACACATACATTGTTAATATACTATTAACAACAATATATAATGTAATTAAATAATGATAACTTTTTAATAATTTAATATTTTCTTTATTATTATCAATATCTACAAAATACACATCAAATTCATTATATATATCATCTAATACATAATTAAAACTTTTTACTTTTACAAATAGATTATCTTCACAATTAATCATATATGATCGTTATTTTTTTTTAATATTTATT